AGCGGCGAGGTGCCCCGCACGAAGTCGATCGGGAGTTCGTACGTGTCGGGATACGCCCGCCACGTGGCGACCGTCATCGTGCTGCCGGTCCACGGCTCTGCGAGGGTGAGATAGGAGGTGTTCACCGAGGGATCCGTCTGGGAGACGATGATGAGATGCCGGGCTGGCGTATCATCCTGATGGATGCGGAACCCAGCGAGACTGACCCCCAGCGGCAACATGGGCGTTATCGTCACGTAGAGGGAGCCCGTGGTGAATGCCGCCGTCATCCGCTGCGCGCTATTGAGCGGCTGCGTGAGCTGGATCGCGCCGCGCGGCCATGCCCGCGCCCAGAGCCAATCGACCGGCGCCAAGACGGATTGCCCAAACTGCCCCCCGGAGATGAGGGCACGCTGGACGATGGTCAGCCATTCGTACGCGCGCGAGTCGTATTGCGAATTGCCATCGGTCGGCTCACCAGCCAAGAACAGCGCGTCCTGCTTGAGGTCGCGCGCCGTGGTGAAGTAGCCCATCGGGCTACAACCAACCGACGAGCACGCCGGGGACTGCGACCGTCAGGCGCAGTGCAAGCGGCGTGATACTCAGGGCGAGGATGGTGCCACAGTTGGGGCTCAAGGCCACGCCCGTCGAATCGCCCGCGTTCCCCACCAGGACGAGCGGCGTCACATTGGTCGGCGGGGGCACGAGCACCAGCATGGTCGCGGTCGCCGGCTGCGTGAGGATCGTCACCCCCGCTGGGAAATCCATGAAATTGAGATCACCCACCGCGTTCTCCATCGTCCACGCGACGGAGAGCGGCACACTGACGGGCGTGAGATTCGCGGCACTCAGTCCGTCGATGTGAGCCTGGAAGATGGCACGTGCCGTGACGGCCATGGGCTCTCAGGTCGCGGCGCGTGCTCTTGGCCGCTCCTCTGGCTTCACGACCTGTGGCGTCCCGGCGGCGGCCAGGGTATCGCGCACGTGGGCGATCAGATGATCGTCCTTCTCGGATCGGTTCATCGAGTCCCCGCAGAATTCACAGGTCCAGATGACATTCGGGCCGCGCTCCGCGATCGTGACGGGCGTCGCCTTCATCGCATCCCGGTACTCCTGCGGCACCAGGGCGGCATCGATCTCTTGGCCGCCTTGGCCGAACCACTTCCCGGTCTGCCAGGTATACGTGGAGATGCCCTGATCCGTTCTCGCCGAGAACGTCCGCGTCGGATTGATCCGGACGCATTCCATCTTCGCCGTCGCGCGATCCAGTTCAAGGACGTGGACGGGTTCGAGTCGTGCCATCTCAGAAGCCCTCGACATCCAAGACCAGTGTCTGCGCTGTCGCGAAGGTCACGGTATTGGCGAGTTCACTATCGGGCGCCCCCGCCGTATTGTTACAGAGCGCGACCAGTGTCGGCGTCTGGATATTGCCGTTCCAGATCCAGCGCGGATTATTGTTGCCGGCGACGGGCGTCGCGCCGATGACGCAGAGCCATTGCAGACGGACTCGACACCCGAGCTTCCCGAGATCGAGGCCGATGCCGCCCGTGACATAGGCGTTGTTCGTGCCGGCGTTCGCGCCAGTCGGAAAACTCACTGTGACCCGGCGCCGCGTCCGGCCCGGCGTATCGACCACGCGCTCTGCAAGTGTGGCACTGACCTCATTCGTGGTGATAGCAGCCATCGGCCCCTCCGATCAGGTAGTGCTCACGGCATCTACCGTGCGGCTGCCTGCCGGATAGACCTTGGCGTAGAGTTCACCCGTGCCGCTGGCGACGGCGCCCGTAATCGACAGCCGCAGCACTTGCCCCTTATCGAGATGGATCTTCGTGATCTTCCTGAGGCAGGCGCCAGCCACGAGTCCTGCTGCCGGTCCCGTGACGGTTTGCTGGACGGTATAGGTCCCGCCGATTGCCGGGGCGGTCGCGGCGGTGAAGACGAGTGCGGTGGCCGCAGTCGCCGTGCCGACGATACAGCCGAGTTCCACGACATCGACACCCTCGGTGGCAAGGAAGAATCCCTTATCGCCTGCCGTGGTCAATGCGGCCGCGAGACCGGCGTCCGTCGTCCCCTCATTGGAGGGGATGCTCCATGTGTACGTCCCTGCATCCATTGCCATCGGACTGTCCTCCTCCTCGGCGCGCTACGGGTTCAGGAAGTTGTTGCCCGTGAACCGGATGATCCGCGCCTCACGCGGGTTCGCGGTGGCGTGGAACAGCCCGAATCCCAGCTGTCCGTACCAGGCGCAGCCGAGGTTCCGGCCGTAGTCGTCGGCGATCTTGAGGCGCAGCTCCGGCGTCTGCGCCTCGGCGAACGCGACGGCTTCGTCGCCGATGATGAATCCCTGTCCGACGTTGGTGCTGCCGCTGGCGGTCGTGACCTGCAGCACGGTGTCGTGGTTCGTCTCGATGATCCGGATGTTCTCGACCATCCCGATCTCACCCCGCTGCAGCTTCTCGGGATTGCCGAGCACGTACCACTCCTTCCAGAGTGGATCGATGCGGATCGAGCGGGTGGCCGCCCAATTGAAGATGCCGATGTACGCATCGCCCTCGCCGAAGAACGGCATCTTCAAGGTGCCGTAGCCGTAGTCCCGGGCGAGCTGGAGATGGGCAACACCCACGGCGGCGCTGGCCGCGACGGACGGCGAGCCGGTGGTATCGATGGTGACGCCACTCGATGAGGTCGGCGTGAAGGTGATGAATCCCTTCTTGAAGCCATCGCCCGCCGACACGTCGAGTGTCAGCTTCATGAACTCACGGAGCCGCTTCTTCACGAAGGCGGGCAAATCGTACTTCGCCCAGTCATCGTAAACATTGCTCCACGTGACCGCCTCGCCGAATTCCTGGATCAGGAACGATGTGCCGGAGAGACCGACGGCCGTCTCGGGAATCCGGATGTTCTCCTGGAGGACGCCCTTCGAGGCCGGTTCGGGTGGGCCAGTCATGGTGAACAGATTCACCGTGTCGCCCTTTTTCTTCCCGAACCCATCGACGGGTTCGACCCACTGGATCACCTCGGCCTTCTCGAAACTTGCCTCGTAGAGTTCTTCACTCAGGAAGTTGTTTCGAAACGGGCCGCTTGGCGTGTCTTGTGTCCAAGTCTGCATGCCCCTCTCCCTTCAGCGGTCCCCGCTTAGGCCGCGTGTGTCCCTTCCAAGAACGCGACGTGATGCGCCCGGATCAAGTCCGTGAGCGTCTTCCCCGTGCGCTGCACCGGCGCGGCCTCGGCGCCACCCACCCGGCGGCCCGACGACAAGAGACGCGGTGGGGTCGTCTGCTGCGTGGGCGCGGCGGATGTCAGTGGCTCGCCACCTCGGATGCGTGCGATCTCCTGCTCTGCCAAGGCGCCAATCTGATCGAATGCCGCGCCCAATGGGAGATGCTGCAGCGGCACATACTGCTCGTTATAGATCGCCTGGACGAGTCGGCGATGATCGCCGAGGTTCCGGCGGTCCAGCATCGCCTCCATCTCGGTGTCGTGGATCACTTGCGCCTGCGCCTGTACGTCGCGGCGCTTCAATTCCTGATCGACGGATGCGATGGCGCCTTGCAGCAGTCCCGCCTGTTCTCCTTGCGCCCGCCGAATCCGGGCTTCCAGATTGGCGGCGAAGTGATCCGCCCAGGCTTGCTTGTTCGAGAAGAGCAGATCGGGATCGGGGACATCGAGGATCGGGTCCGCGACGGGCTGCGGTGGCGGCATGTTCCATTGCGGGGTGCCGATCGTGGAGAGGATCTGCCGGCGTTGCTCGTCTAGCGAACTGCCGTAGGACGTGGCGAGATCCTGAAAGGCTTGCCGGACGGTCGCAGCATCCTCGGGAGCCAGCTCGACGGTCCGGCCCCCGAGCTGCACAGCCTCCCGGGCGGGTGCGGACGCCGGGTGCGGATCAGGGACGAGCTGCGTCGCGGTCATTGCGTGGTCTCCTGGTGCCGATTGGCGGCGCGGGCTTCCGCCCGCTCGCCCGCCGTCACCCGTTGCGAGAGGCGCTGCACGATCCGCCGGTACGCAGCGATCTCATGACACATCGCCAGCGCGAGCTCGGGGATCAGCGCACCGTTCGTGATGTCCCGATCGAGCCGCTTGAGGCTTTCTTCGACCAACGCCTCGCAGAAGGTTTCGAGGGCGGCTAAGAGCGGTCTGGCGGCGTTGCCGCTGGAGATGAGGGTGGCGAGTTTGGGATCGAAATCGACCGCCATCAGCCGACCTCGATCAACTGCTGGGCGTACCGGTCATAGGTCACATCGACCTGGATCTCGCCGTTGCGGCGCATCCGATCGATCTCCCGGGCCAGCCGGACTTGCTGGTTGCACGCGCCTTCCAGCAGCTGGAGCATCGGTCGGAACCGTTCGGGGACGTCGGGACGCAGCAGCAGCGCGCTGGCATTGCGCGCCCAGCGCATGGCGCCGTCCTCCAGGCGTTCCGTGTCGTCAGTCATCGTCCCCTGAATGTCCCAGGTCGGATTGCCGCGCAGCCGCCGCGCGGCCGACACCAGCGCGTGATGGAGACCGATGAGCGTGTCCCGATAGAGGAGGACCCAGCCGTGATCGTGGGGCAGATCGTCCACGTGGTAGAGCAACCACTGGACCCACTGCCGCGCCTTCGGGAGTGAGTAGCCCCTGATCCGGCGATCACTCCCCACCCCCGCCGCCTCCATCCTTCGCCTTGCCGAATGGGAACGCGACCGGCACGTTCTTCCAGCGCTTCTTGTACGCCTCGGCCATCCCGCCCGGCGGGAGATAGGGCTGTCCGCTGGGCCGGTTCGGGGCATCGGCATCTGCGGGATCGGTACTCTCGTAGCCATCACGCCAGTCAGCCATCAGCGAACCGCCTTCTTCTGCTTGTCCTCGATGAGCGAGGAGATGGTCCGGCGGCCTTCGGGCCGCACGGAGACGCCTCGGAGGTCCAGCTCCAAGTCGGCGTGGCCGTCGCGCAACGTGACCTGTTGCACGTCGCCGTCGAGCATCATGCGGACGGCCTTCCCCGGTTCGAATGCCTTGCGGAGTCGGTCGGGTTTTGGGTCGGCCAAGCAGACCGACGCCGTGCTCCCGGCAGTGCCGCCGCCGATGACCAGCATCAGACCGCGCCGCCTCCACCCGCCTGCTGCTGCGGCGGCTGCTGGCCGGTCGATTGGAGCGACATGCCGCTCTGGCCTTGGTTCTGGGCATTGCCGCCGCCGAGGGCTTGGTTGAACAGCTGACCGTAAGGGTTCGGCCCCCGCATGCCGCCATAGCCGTAGCCGCCGCCCATCATGCCGCCCATGTTCCCGCCGGCCATGCCGCCCATCGGGCCACCGCCCATGCCGCGCGCTTGGAGGATCTGCTGCATCGCGGGCGAGTAGCCGCCGCCGATGCCGTAAGTGCTCCCTGGTCCCATGTATGGATTCTGCGCCGTGCCGCCGTAGCCGCCGCCCATGTTGCCGCCTGAGCCGCCCAACATGCCGCCGCCGCCCATGCCGCCGTATGGATTGAATCCGTAGCCACCGGCATTGAGACCCATCTGCGCCATCCCGGCATTCGTCAGCTGATCGCCACCCGGTGTCCCACGGGCACCGACAAAGTAGGGATTTCCGCCGGACATCCCGACGTTGCCGGGTGGCGGCGCGGCTTGGATGGGCGGCTGCGGCGTCGGTGCGGGAGCCGCAGGGCCGGGAGCACCGCCGGGTGCGGGCCGCTGCTGGATCTGCCCCCCCGGGAGAAAGTTCTGGAGGTTCTGTGCCCGCCAGCCACCCGGCGCCTCCGCAGTCGCCCGGCCTTGGGCGCCGGGATGCGCGCCGAGCCATTGCTGACCCTGGCCCTGCTGCGCCGCTTGCTGGAACGCGCCCCGTTGCCGCGCCCCGAGGCCGAGGCCCAAGCCGAGTGGACCAGCCGTGGGCGGCCGGGGTGTCGGGGCAGCGGGTGTGGCGGCGCCGCCCGGTGCGGGCACCTGGCCTGGTCTGCCGCCGGTGACTTGTCCCAGTGTCGGTTGCGGGCGTGCGGCAGCCTTCGGCGCTGGCGCTGGCCGTGGCGGTGGCGCGGGCCGTGCCGCCGGTCGTGCCGGGGCTTGTCTCGGCGGCGAGGCTTTACGCGCGGCCATTTGTCCACCCCTCTATGCCCCGGGCGCGTGTTCGCTTGCGGGAGGACGGCGGACTGCATTAGGTTGCAACAGATGGCGACAAAGAAGCCCTCAGAGACGTTGAAGCGGTTGCTAGCGATCGAGAAGAGCACCGATCAGCTTGGCAGCGAGATGGTCAACGTCCACATCGCTATCCGGGAAGTGCGGGACGAGATGCGGGAACTGCGCCGTGATCTGAATGACGGCATGGCGCGGCTGCTGAAAGGGATCGAATCCCTCGGCGCGTCCATCGACCGGATCGCCGAGATTCGCCCGCGTCTCGATGCCCTGGAGCGGCGGGTCGATCGGCTAGAGCAGCACGGCTAGCGGAACGTGACGCTGGCGGGCGCTGCCCATTCGGTGTGGTGATCGGCGTCGCTGCTTTTGACCAGCAGATCGCCGGTGGTGCCGCCTGCAGGGACGCCCGCGCCGGTCTGGCCTTGTGGTCCCTCTGGTCCCTCGGGTCCCGCTGGTCCCGGCGGTCCCGGCGTCGGCGCCGGCGGCTTGGCGCCGTCGGCTTCCCACGGTGTCGGATGTGGCCACTCGATTGGGAGTGACATGCGGTCCTCCTACGGCCTACGGCCTACGGCAGCTGGCCGCCGCGTTGCCCCATCGGATTCGGCGGTGGTCCGGCTTGCGCAGCGGCGGGATTGGCGCCGGGATTCTGTGCCTGGTTCGGGGCACCCGCTTGGCCCGCCATCAGGTTGGGATCGGGCATCGGCTCGTTTGGGTCGCGCTCCACATCCGCCGGGTCGATGCCGAGCGATTGCAGGATGAGCGCGTATTCCTTCTGCGGGGAGAAGCGCTGCGCAATGACCTGCATCAGGGCGGGATTCGCGGCGGCCTGTTGCCGGAGCATCATCAACTTCTGCAAGTCCTTCACGCGCTGCAGCTGGTACTTGTAGCCCTGGACCTTGAACGTCACCGAGGTGGCAAATGCCGCGAACCGTTCCTGTGGCGTCAGCATGGCGAGTGACTGCGCATTCTCCGGGCCGACGATCATGCCAAAACGCTGGATCATCGACTTGTCGGCGAACTGCCAGAGCAGGAGCCACGACAGTTCCAGCAGCGGCTCGAT